TGTTATTGGTGCTGATGGTTACAATCAATCTGGACAATCTAACGAAGGATTGCTTGAATTAAAAGAAATTGACGGCACACACATAACAACTATCTCTAATCCACAAAGTTACAACGGTGGTCAAAAATTTGCTGAATGTGTTGGTATTGGTTGCGATAGAATTGTTGCTGGTCCAACTTTAGTATCTAGTGTATACAAATTACCAATGTATGATTTAGAAGGAACATTCCTAGATTATCTAGAAGTTCCTGAATATTATTATACCAATGTATATACTGGAACCACATATGCATATGGAATACAAATTCAAGATGATAGAATATTCTTTTCTAATGGTAGCGGTGGTACTCTTGTCTGGGACATTCATGGCAATTTTATAAATTATATTAGTAGCAGCAGTATAAGAGGTTCAGCTGGAGAAGGATTGTATCATACAGGATATGGTAGTTCGCTGCGTGATATTACTGGTTGTAGCGTTTCATCTACACAACCAGATGGCGCGAGTACAACAGATACAGGTGGTTTGGTTTTAACTTCTGGACTAGCAGTAGGTTGTAGAGGAACAGTAGACTTATATAATTCTACATACCAAGAAGTAGAAGAAGCAGATTTAGAAGAAGAGTTTGGTTCTACTAACTTTGGTTGGATGCGATCTGACGGTTTTCAAAGTATGAGAGCGCATCTTGTTGCTGGCGGAGATAATTATAGATATTGCCTTAGAGCCATTGGTATTGTAGAACCAACATATAATGTGTTTGAGCACGGAGGACTACTAATTACTTCTCATGGCGGAACAAATTTAAATACCTATGGAAGCGATTGGATGTATCCAACATGGCATTATGATTCAGGTGGTCCGCCAGATAACAATATGGGTTGTTCTGTTGGATTTGACCTTGGATATGCTTGGGCTGGAAGCACATACATTGTAACTAATGCCAATCATACTGTTGATTGTGGTGCTGTATGTTACCAATCCATCAGTGGTGGATTTACTCCTCAGAGGTCTATGTTCTGTAGTATATCATAGTAATGAAAATTCTTATATTATGTTTAACTTTATTTCTTTCTGGTTGTACTACATTTAGTACAATCGCAACAGCACTATCGCTCGGCGAAGCGGTAGAAGCTGTTGACACCGCTGAAACTGCTCCTGCCAAACCTCGCGCAAAATATGTCGAACCAATTCCCCTGCCGCCGCCAACTCCAACGATTAACTTACAAAAAGGCATAGAGGCTATTCCTACATGGTTAATTATTGTAGCAATAGCTTCTGGAGCACTTCTTTTTATAAATATGTACAGGCACCGCAAGAATAATAATAAAGGAGTCAGTCATGATACCAATAGAAGTATTGACGATGGCAGGTGGAGCAGCGATGGGCGGTCTGTTCAAGTTCATGGATCAAGCGCAGAAAAACAAACAAGCGCAGATGGAAATGATGATGAAAGATCGCCAGCAGCAGCACGAACACAAACTGGCAGACAGAGAGTCAGCATCCAAGTCGGCAGACGCCGCAGCAAATAGAGTAGGTAGCGATCCATTCGCTAAAATGACCAGACGTATCTTCGTCCTATCTATGGTAGCGATGGGTGCGTGGGCAATGATTGCTGGACTAACAGGTCTTGACATTGTTGTTCCTGTACAAACGCAAACAGGTGGTTCTTATCTGTTTGGTCTAATAGATACCACCAAGAATGTAACCGAATATCTCCGTTTTGAAAACGCAGTAGTTGAGTTTGAATGGCTCAAGATATCCCTATTAGCTGCGGGTTCATTCTATCTCGGTAAGTCATAAACGTATAAATAGTCCCAGAACATAATAATCTGGGACTATTTTTATGGCAACACCTACTACCAGAGACGAATTTAAAAAGTACTGCCTTCGCGAGCTGGGCGCACCAGTTATCGAAATTAACGTAGACGAAGATCAAGTACAAGATCGTATCGATGACGCACTAGAATACTATCGTGACTTTCATTACGATGGTACAGAACACGATTATTACAAGCACGTTGTAACTCAAGACGACATTGATAACAAATACATCACTTTACCAGAAGAGGTTATTGGTGTTGTTGGTGTTCTTCCTGTTGGCACTGGTTTAAATGCTGACGCGCTATTCAACCTTCGCTATCATATTACACTCAACGAAATCTTTAACTGGGCTCATGGTCAGTTCGCAAACTATACTATGACCATGGAACGTATTGCGTTAATGCAAGAAATCTTTACTGGTAAACAGTTGGTTCGTTTTAATCGCCATACAGATAGACTTTATATTGATATGGATTGGGATGGTAAGACTGAACCTGGAGAGTACATTATTGTACAATGCTATCGTGCGCTTGACCCTGATACATACTCTGATATGTGGGGGGATCGTTGGTTGCGCAAGTATGCTACACAACTAATCAAGCGTCAATGGGGCACTAACCTTAAGAAGTTTACAGGTATGCAACTTCCAGGTGGTGTTACATTTAACGGCGAAGAAATTTATAGAGAAGCTGATGAGGAAATTAAACGTCTAGAAGAAGAAATGATTACAACATATTCACTGCCGACGTTCGATATGATTGGGTAATTAAATGCCTACAACTAATTTCTATTTTAACAACTATCAAAACTCGATGGAGCAAAATCTTATCGAGGATTTGATTATTGAATCTATAAAGATATATGGTATCGAAGCATACTATATGCCACGCACGCTTATTAAACAAGACAATCTATTTGGCGAAGACGTCCTTTCTAAGTTTGAAGATGCGCATCCACTAGAAATGTATATTAAGTCAGTTGATGGCTTTGATGGCGATGGTGACTTCCTATCTAAGTTTGGTCTTGAGATTCGTGACGAAGTTACACTTACAATATCACGCAGACGTTTTGGTGAAGAGATAGCATCATACGAAACAACAGAAGAAATAGCACGTCCGTCAGAAGGCGACCTTATCTACTTGCCTCTTAATAATAAAGTGTTTGAAGTTAAGTTCGTTGAACACGAAGCAGTATTCTATCAGATGGGATCACTACAAACGTTTGACCTACGTTGCGAATTGTTTGAGTATAGCCATGAGGTTATTGATACTGGTGTTGCTGACATTGATCAAATTGAAGATGACTTCTCAAGCAACATGGAATTTAATCAAGTGCTTGCTGAAGACGGAAGCGTTTTGGCATTTGAAGATGGTAGCACTATGGTCAACGATGGTTATAGAATCGAAGATACTGACGCTCAAGCAAACAACGAATACTTTACAAACCAGTCATATGATTTGAATTTTGTTGATTGGTCTGAAAGCAATCCGTTTGGAGAATTATAATGTGGAACTATTTTTATAACGGTTCTATTCGCAAGTACATTATCATGTTTGGTAACATGTTTAATGACATTAAAGTTGTTCGTAGCAACAACGCAGGAGAGGTTGTACAAACATTACCTGTTCCTATCGCTTATGGTCCAGCTGAGAAATATCTAACAAGACTAACAGCTGATCCAGGTCTAGATAGAGAAGTTGCTATTCAACTTCCACGTTTGTCTTTTGAAATGTTAAATATGACATACGCTCCCAACAGATCATTAAACAAAACGTTACGAAACACTGTTCTTGGGACAGGCGATAATACAAGACAATCACAGTACACTCCTGTGCCATATGATTTTAATATGGTGCTAAGTGGTATGTTTGCTAACAACGAAGATGCTGTGCAGGTTGCTGAGCAGATTGCTCCATTCTTTAGACCTGAGTGGACGCAGAGTTTAAAGTTGATTCCTGAGATGGGAACATACTATGACGTTGCTACTGTGTTAAACAGTGTTAACATTGAAGACACATATGAATCTGACTTTCAAAGTCGCCGAGCAATTATATACACTTGGGACTTTACTGTTAAAGGTTATATGTTTGGACCAATCTCAAACAAAGGTATCATTAAGAGAACTGTTATAGACATGGTTGCTCAGGATAGTGATAATCCCATAGCTGAACAGATTGGACCTCACCGTAAGATTACACTTACTCCAGGCTTGACCGCTAACGGCGAGCCAACAACAGACCCAGATAATTCAGTTGCGCTACATAGTATTAGCGAAGATGATGACTGGGGATATGCATTTGATCGTGAAGATTATTTTGATGGAATTGATAGGCATGAACACTGATGAAAAATTTAACAGACAATATGAATGATATCCTTGGCATCGAGGGAGACCTCATTGTCAAAGATGATAGTAAGACTATGGTTGTACCTAAGTCTGGTGATCAAAAGAAAGACATAGAAAATGATTATGAGTATGTTAGATCAAACCTATACGGTGTTATTGAGCAAGGTTCTGACGCACTTAACACATTACTAGAATTGGCAAAGGCAAGCGAACACCCACGTGCCTTTGAGGTTGTATCTACATTAGCAAAAACAATTGTTGATGCCAACAAAGATCTTATCTCTATTCAAAAGCAAGTAAAGGAATTGAAGAAAGAAGAAAACATCACTAACGAAGGTGGTGGTGATACTGTTAATAATAATCTGTTTGTTGGATCAACATCAGATTTATTGAAAATGCTGAATAAAGATGAATCTAATTGATAAAGGTTATCTCGGCAACGTCAATTTAAAACGTAAAGGCGTTGCTGTAGAGTGGGATGAAGACAGACTTAAAGAGTTTGTTAAGTGTGCGAAAGATCCAATTTACTTTTCTGAGAAGTATATTCAAATCGTGCACGTTGACCACGGACTTATACCAATTAAAATGTATAAGTATCAAAAAGATATTGTAAAACAAATAACAAACTATCGCCGAGTTGCTGTATGTACTTCTCGTCAGGCAGGCAAAACTACAACTGCGGTTGCTGTTATTCTACACTATATTCTGTTTCAGAATCACAAGACAGTAGCACTACTTGCTAACAAAGGTGACTCTGCTCGTGAAATTCTAGAACGTATTAAGATAGCATATGAAGCACTGCCTAAGTGGATTCAACAAGGTGTTATTGAATGGAACAAAGGGTCGGTAGAATTTGAGAACGGTTGTAAGATTATTGCTGGTGCTACTTCTTCTAGTGCTATACGTGGTAAGTCTATATCTCTGCTATACATTGACGAAACTGCCTTCGTCGAGAATTGGGACGAATTCTTCGCCTCTGTATTCCCCACAATCTCCTCTGGTAAAACAACTAAGATACTTTTAACAAGTACCCCAAATGGATTGAACCACTTCTATAAGACTTGTGAAGGCGCAAGAGAAGGAACAAATGGATACCAATATATTGAGGTGCCATGGAAGGATGTTCCTGGACGTGACGAAGCATGGCGACAAGATACGCTGGCTTCAATGGACTTTGACATGCAGAAGTTCGCTCAAGAATTTGAGTGTGAGTTCCAAGGTTCATCAGGCACACTAATTAGTGGCACAAAACTAAAGCAGCTTGTATCTAAAGTTCCTATTCATGAGCACAACGGTGTTAGACAGTATGCAGAACCAGAAAAAGATCACGTGTACTTTTGTATTGTTGACGTTTCTCGAGGCAAGGGTTTAGACTACTCAGCGTTTCATATAATTGATGCGACAACTATGCCTTACAAACAGGTGTGTACGTTTAGAGATAATCTAACGCCACCTATTGAATACACCGAAATTATACATAGAATGTGTGTAAAGTATAATGAAGCCATTATAATGGTGGAAGTAAATGATATTGGTGAGCAGATTCCTGCGCTGCTACTTTATGACTATGAATACGAAAACATACTGTACACCGAAAACGCAGGTAGATTAGGAAAAAGAATTTCTGGTGGTTTTAATAGAGGAAGCAACTCTATTGATAAGGGTATCCGTACCACCAAACAAGTTAAATCAATTGGCTGCTCTATGTTAAAACTCTTGGTAGAGCAAGACCAAATTATTATAAATGATTTTCATACGATTAATGAATTGTCCACATTCT